CTTTACAGTAGCTGCTTTCATACTATTTACGACTTCGATATCTTTTCCTTTAAAGATACCTGTTACTATCTTTCCATGCGTTTTATACTGCTTTTCTGCAGAAGCAATTGCTTTCTTTAAGTTAGCTGCATCAGGGCCTTTCATAGTACCTGCGGCAGCTCTTTGTAGTGTGGGGGATTTACTATCAGATGCAGCTAATCCTGCAGAACTTTGTAGATCTCTACCACCTTCTGCTCTCAACTGCTCTACACTTTGCCTCGCCTCTACTAGACTTTGTTTATAGTTATCAACAGCTTGTGAAGCGGCATCCAATTTTTCCTTAGAATTATTTTTTATGCTATCCAATCCTTCCTCTATTCCAATCATAGGTACGATAGCTTTAAATATACTGAATGCAAGCATACCAAAAGCGGCTACTGCTGCTCCTGCGCTTGCATTCATTATACTTGCCAGCCCCTCAAACATAGGCAAGAAAAATTGAGTTACAGATTTGATAATATCTTCTAAAGTTTTTCCTAGTTTTACAAAAGGGTTTGTTGCTGCTTCCACATCTCCAAAGTTTTCATTTAGTTGACGTTGTGTCTCTATAAGAACAGCTTGACTTCTTTGAAATGAGTTTAACTCATTTCTGTTTTTACCAATAGCTTTAGCATACCTATCAGTAGCTTCTTCTAATCTAAGAGTGATACCTAATTCATCGAGCAGTTCTGGTTCTGCTTTTGAAGCTCCTCGAACTAGGCGATCAAAAGAATCTTCAAAATCTCTTCCTAAAGCAGTAGAGGCTTTTCTTGCTCCTTCAGCTAATGCTTCTAATTGAGAAGGAGAGAAGCCTTTTGCTAATCCGATAGCGGCGGCTTGCCCCGCTTCTTTAAAACCCAACATTCCATCACTAGCATCCCGCAATCTTTGAGTAATGCTACCTAAAGCTACACCTGTGTTCTCTGCAAAAGATATCTGAGATTGTTCAAGATTTTTTACGTCTGAAGCTCGTTTAAAGAAAGTAAAAGCTGCAGAAAGTGCAAAAACATTAGACGCAAGAATAGCATAGGCAGGAACTAATGTTCCTGACATGCCTTGTGCCATCTTTGAGAAGTTTTTTGTAGTATTCGAAGACTGTTGAGACAGCCCTTTTAAACGTCTTTGAGTAGTATTTGCGTGTTCACCTGTTGTTTTTGCAGAAGCTCCTAGTTTATCGACAGAATCTGCTGCGCCTTTTGCTTCTTTAGCTACAATGCCAAGGGTGCCGTCATCTCCTATGCGTATCTTTAACTGAACTTCTTTCACCGTTTAGATTTCCTTTTTAGCTTTTCATGTTCTCTTTTTATATCTTTTTGAGATTTTTGAATAGCTCTTGAGTCTAGCCAAGTTAAAATATGGAGAAAAAACTCTGTATCATCAATACAGTATACCTCTATAAAGTAGTTTAAATTAGTATAGTCTTTTCCTATATAACCAATGTCAGGGTATGCTCGATCACCTAACTGATTAAAAGTATTTACTGCATCTATTGCTACTATGGGAAAGTCTTCCCATGAAGGAGGTATGTCATCTTCTATAGGTTCGTTACCCATTTGCTCACACATCTCTAAGTAACGATCTTTGGTCATTCCTCCACTATCAAGATGCTTGTATAGGTTTTCCAGTCTTTGTATTACCTTGTCTTTTTGCTCCTCTACGAAAGTTATCTAGATCAAAGACTACCTCGTTGAGCCATGTATCAAATTCATTAGAGTTAGATACTAAAGTTTCTGCATTTTCTTGCGTAAAAGGAAGTTCTTTCTCTAAGTCTTTATCCTCTGTATCAATTAACAATAAAGTCTCTAAGTAACTTAAACGTAATCCTTTCCAATTTTTTATACTTTTTGCCGCAAATATTTCTACAAACTTCTCTTCGTCCAAAGATTCTGTAAGTTGTCTTGTTTTTCTGTCAAACTTATTTGTAGTACACTTTTTTCGTATTCCTGTTAGCTCTTTTCGAGATAGATTTACAACTTCTACAGAGAACCCGTCTAGTCCAGGAAAATCTATCCATGCAGACTTGCTGTCTACCATTAATTTTTTTAATTCCATTCAATTATACCTTTAATTTGTTACATAAGTTAATACGCTCGAAAGCGAGGTTGGGTTTTGTGTCATTCGCCAGCTATACTCTTCTGTGAAAACTTCATCTCCTGACATTCTGTTCGTAAAAGAACAGTTTGAGATGTTTAAAGTAATTCCTTTTCCATTTGAACTCCATGCTTTTAAGACTAATGGAGTATTTGTGCTCCAAGTTAGTACATTAGGAGCGTCTTTTTCTAAGTATTTTCTTATAGAACCTCCTAATACCCTAGTTTGCTGTGTAGGAGTACTAGGGTACATGGAAGTTTCTGCGTTAGTTGCTTCTACTGCTCCTTGTATTGTATCATACTTATTCCATTCAAAATTATTCTGCAACTCTAGCCCCAGAGAAACAACCAAGTTTGATATATCTACTCCTCCTAAAGTTAAAGTATTTATTCGTGGAACAATATAACTGTAAGTATTAATGCTGGTTCCTTGAGGAGTTCCCGGTATAGCAGAGCGCACTATTCCAGTACCTGAATCTAAATTACCCGTAGCAGTAAAATATTCTCCAACCAGATTTCTAGATGCACCTAATTCTGTGAAGTCCACATCCCCTAGGCTTACTATAAGTAGACGTTTTCCCTTAATAGCGTCTAAATTTATATTAGATTCGCTAGAGGTAAACTTTGACAGCTTTGATGCTTCGCCTTCTATGCTTAATCGTAGGGGTTCTGATTTTTTAATCTGAAAGCTCCCATTTTGAATAATGCATTTCTCAAGCTTCCAGACATCATACTGAGAAGAAATGTATAAATCAAATGTACCTGAATCTAAAAGTCTATCAAACAGTATTCTGTTACGGCTTTCTTCTAGTAGTGGAATATCTAAGCTCCACTCTGCAGGATTTGCTTTATTTATTACAGAACCTTCAAAACTAGATTGGTTATGTAATGTTTTTACTTTGTAGCTTTTTTCTTGAAACGTTTGACCAAAATTAATTTCACTTGTGTCAATCTTATACTGAAGTCCATTATGAACAGCATAAATATTAACATCTATTTTATTAAAAGTAAGATTAGCCATAGGATTCCGTATATATAAAAAAGGACTCCGAAGAGTCCCTTTTCTCTTTCCATATATTATAATTCAAAAGAGGCATATTGTCAAGAATTATTTTTTAGGAAGTGATTTAACTAGCTGCTAAGTATTTTATTGCAATCTCATCACCTTCACCTACACCAGACCCTAAGCCACTAAAGTTAGTTTCCAGAGAGATAACGTCTTCAACAGAATGACTTGGTATCTCTAAATGACAGGTTGGCAGTGAAAATTGTACCCTAGGCTTTGTAGTATCCGTTCCTCCGATTGCTAACGTGACGGCGAACTTATTAATAACCGTAGAAATATCAGACACCAAATCAGCAAATAGGTCACGACTTTTGTTTGTTGCCGCATCCGAGCTTGCTAAGTAACATTGTACAGATCCACCAACAGTTCTTGTACCTGTAATATGCTCAATAGGCTGATTCACTTTACCTAATTCTTCGGGAGTTAAGTAACTAATATTATTACTAATTGTTATATTTCCACCGGTAATAGCTACACTGTAAGAATCTTCATAGGTCTGGCCTGTGTTTCCTGCTGCATCCGTAAACGTAGTATTTGCCTTAAAAGTAGTTTCTGGCGCCAAAGTAAGCTGAGTAAGTCGATTACGAATAAAGTTACCTGTATCATTGACTCCTGTACCTTCTGAAACAGCAGCATACCAGCTATTAGCAGAGTTTGTAGTAGAAGTAGATATATATAATTTATCGCTATCATCAGTATCGAACCATAGAGCTCCAACTGCGCCAGGGTTTGGAAAAGTAGCTGAAGCAGTAATTTGACCTGCATTTAACCCTGTAGGTACCTCTTTAATTTGTCCAGCCATTCCCGACCAATTAATAGAAGCAATACCGTCAATATCAAAATCAATTGCAGCTTCGTTTATAACAGCATTCTCTAGCTTATAGACAAGTCGTCCAGGGCTTCTATCACTAAATACATAGTACAGATTAAAAGTTCCTAAAGCTGCTCGACTAGAGTCAAAGAAATTAATATCCATGGAGGGATCAGATCCCGTCCCATCTGAGGTTAAAGACTCTGAAGTTGCGACTAGAACTAAGTTGTCATCATCTGCTCCTCCTCCTATCAACTCACTGTCAATAGTAATAGTATTGCCAGTATCAAACCCTATACCTCTCTCAGTAGTAGAGAAACTAGCTGTACCACTTCCATTTACAACTACAGTAATTACTGCGCTTGTTCCTCCAGTATTAGAACCTGTACCAGCAGCAACGGTAGCACCTGTACTAGTGCCTGATGCAGCTGTAGGTATTGCTATCTGGTAGGTGCCGCCGGGCGCTCTGCCAGAGTCTGTTTGTCCAGAGCCTGATGCAGCTAATGCCAAGGAAGTGATTGCTCCACCAGTGGCACCGTGCTTATATTTACCACTAGCAGGCAGATAAACATTTTTGCCTGCCATTGCTACCCATAAAGCTTCTTCTACTGCGTGAACGTGATCAGCGGTATTATCTGCTACGCCATTAGTATTACTCTTGGTTCCCACCGATTTGAAAGGACGAATGTACGTACTAAAAGACCACTCTGCTGCTGACAAAGAGTCTGTAAACATTTTACGTCCTCTTCGTGAACGGCCTGCGGCGTCTTCCATCTCGTTTAGTGTTATTTCTGATGCATTTGTTGCTTGAGAGAAACTAAATCCATCAAGCACCGGAATAGACCAAAGATAACCGTCTTTTTCCATGTAGAGTCGTGAGTCTCTACTAAAATGTAAATATTCTGCCATAGCATTTCTCCCACTACGAATCTTGAAAAGACTGATCGTGAATGTTTATTCGTGTCAGAATTTCCTAATAACGAACCTCTATTAGCATCTCACCAACGCCAAGAGGCTCGAGTACACCTTCATCAGTATCAATACTAATGACTGTGATTTGTTGCGTATAATAAACATTATTAGCTTTGTCAGTATACGTTAATCTTGAATTATCTTCTACAACAGTTTCTACATCTTCCATTAACTCATTTAAGGCTTCTTGCGCATCTTCTTCTTGCACATAACACCTAATTGTTATAGATAAAAACCTATCCCTTACACCTGCAGTTTGATATTGTCTAGTCTCGCTTCCTGCATTTAAGTGCAGGGCAGGGAATTCATCTACTTCATCCCAAAATTTAAGAGAGGGATGAACGTTATCTCCTACATCTGTTAGAAAAGCTCCCGAACCGTCAATAGTTTTAAGTTTAGTAACAAGTGCGTCTACTATACGTTTTCGTCTTGATGCATAAACTCTTGAAGTCATTATACTCTCCTAGTGTAAAGTCTTCCTAAAGCAAACTGAGCGGCTATCTCTCTTATAGAAAAATCAATTATGTTTCGTGGATCTCTTTCCGCACTTGCAAATCGTGAGCCGCTTGTACTTTCAAAAACTTGATAAGGATCTTTTTGGTAGGTAAATCCTATGCTTGGAAATCCTTGAGGAGTTAAAATCATATCAGTTGCTTTAACTCCAGAAGCAAAAGTACCTGTTCTATTTTCTAATCTAGGTGTTCCCATGTTCTTTGCTACTGTTTCTGGCAACTTCGCATTAATTAAAGGCAGTATATTTACTATACTAATTTTTGAAGAGATTGCCTTATTCTTTTTAGGTACAAATTTTGCTGCTTTCTTACGAGATTTCCTTACCTTTTTTCCAGTTCCTTTTTCAACAACTTTAACTTCTTTTTTAGGTTGTTTTTTTGTCTTTTTTCGGCCCCCAACTACAACGGCTCCTTTAATATTATCTAAAAATGTATCAACCATTAAGTTTTCGGTTGCATCAAAAGTGTGTTCCACTATACTCTTTGATCCTGACCTGTAAGCATAGGGTATACTATTTACATAATTTTCTATTGCTTTCTCTAGTTCAGGCTTAAGGTTCTTCCAGTCGGTTGGCTCCGCTCCTACTTTATTTTTTGATCTAGGCCCTAGTAATATTTCTATGTATTCGTCTTTATTTAATAGTACTTTAGCTCCGCCAGCTTTTGTTCCTTCTGTTCTAAACTTTATTTGTATATCTTCATATATTTCCATTAAATCTTTGGTTGCACTAGAACTTGAAAAACCACCAAAATCTTCTGTTTTAGATAAAAACGCCATAGCTGCTGATAATCTAGCAGCTCCTACGGTTGAGGCGCCTTGATGAGATCTATGTGAAGAGGATTTAAATACTCCTACCTCAGACTTTCTAGCCGACAACTTATTTCCGTCTTTATCTTTATCATTGTATTTAGATAGTTTTGTCGCACCTGTACTATCTAAATAAGCGTTAAAGTGCTGTACACCTGTATCTTTTGCAATTTTATAGGCTTTCTTTACGTCTCTTCTAGTAGAATACCTTATTAACTTACTAGGGGAATATTCTTGTACCAGAGGCCAAGTCCTCTCTTGAGAAGCCCAACTATGTACTGCATTTACTGCTTTACCTCCTATATCAAAAAATACACTATCAGGAACTTGTATCAAATTTCTATCAGAATTTTCTCGTTGGATATCATTCCAACCCTCTTTAAAGCCTTGCCCTAGACTTTGATCTGTCATGGTTACCATAGTATAAAAAGTATTTAATGTTCCTCGTACTTCTCTACCGACAAATTTATTTAGTGCTTTAAGAAAAGCTTTTGTATCTTTTGTTGCCATTAAAAATTCTTGTACAAGTCTAATACTCTTTTTATGTGGTCAGGAAAAGCTACGTTTCCTGCTTGTGAGCTACTTGCTTGATTTTGTATACTAGCTCCTCCCATTACTCGGCGCTCTTTATATTCGTCTTTTAAATAATAAGTAATTAAATCAATAACGGCTAACTTCAAATCTTCGGGCACAGAGCTGTAACCTGCAGTATAAATTACTTTTACTGCTCCTACTCCTCTGGCCCAGCTTTTGTATCCTCCTGTAGTAGTTCTGAAGATACTATCAGTAGTATCGTCTAAATAATACTCATAGGCAGAAGTACTCAAAGTAGCATATGCACTACCATAAGTAGATCTTTCTTGTACACTAGTTATAGTATTGATCGGAGTTTCTGTTAACTGAATAATATGAGTGCCCCAGTCAATATTAAATATTTCTGTTCTTGCGGAAGAATAATAGTCGACAAAACTATGTCCGCAGTAAGTTTTTACTAATTGACTCACGGATGGAATTAACGCATTAATTCTCAAGTCTTCTTTTGAAGTACTTAAGCCCTCGGCGTCCTTGTATGTAGTTAATGCAATTAAATCAGCCATAAGTAAATTCGTAAAAACTTGGGGGAGAAGAACTCCCCCTCGTTAATAAAACAATCAATCTATTACTGGTAAGCCCAGAAGATTGAAGGCTTGTTAGTGCCAGCGTTAGCAAACAGCTCGTTGAAACCGAGAGACTGTGCTGCTACGATCACATTCTGCTGATCTTTTACACTGTACTCTGTCTCAATCGAAACGCCTTTCAGACGTGGAATCAAGTAGTTGTTTACGTTCACTGCAACTGCTGCAGAAGTTGTTACAGCACCACCTGCACCCAAGTTCTGAGCGAGCTGATCAGTAGCAATTACTGGTGAACCAAATACTGTTCCTACGAGTCCTTGTAGCTTTCCTGCAAGTGCGTCACCAACTTCTGATACGTCGGTGAAACCGGAAGCATCAATCAGTTCGTAGTACACATCAGTAGGTACAATGTACGCTACATCAGCAGGGTTCAAGCCATACTTACCCATTTCCTTACGCATTGCAAGCAAGTTAGCAGGAGTTACTTCACCTGCGCCAGAAGCGTCAAGTGCAGTTTGGGCTGAAGCAGTTGCAAAACCACTAGTGTTATCAGCGCCGTTGTTACCAGTCAAACCTACAGAGATTGAACCTGAACCTGCACCAACAAGAATTGCTTTATCCATTGCTACTGCATGAGCGCGAGCCAATGCTGAAGTAATGATAGGCAAGAGTGATACTACTACTTGCTCGTCAGTATCGTTCGCAATATAAGTACCAGCGATCAACCTGTGAGCTTGTAGAATTACCTGGCTAACGGTATAGTTGTTGTCGCCAGCATCAGACAGTTGATTGGAAGAGTCACCAATACCGCCTGCACTAAAGGTTGCTGCGCCGGCATCTGGGGCCAATGGTAGTACTGTGGCACCGGAAGCTACTGCGATCTCTCGGAAGAGAGGAGCAACTTTCATTTCTTGACGAACTTCGTTCTCAAACTGCTGAGAAACGATTACATCGATACCTGCTGAAGTTGTTGAAGTATAGTCAACACCAGCTTTTTCTAAAAGATCTTTGGCGAAAGCAGTATCAAAGCTTTTTCCAGTAATCTTTCCGAGAACGGTTGCAGCTAAGAAATCTTTACCGAATTTGGTAAGATCGCCAGTTCCGCGTCCAGAGAAGTCACGCTTGCTGTTCTGCATAGCAGCGATTTCTTCTGCTTTCTCTTCAAGATCCTTCTTGTACTTGCTAATGATATCTTGATTTTGAGCTTTCTCAGACTCAAACTCTTTGCGGATATCGTTGAGCAACCGCTCAGCTCCAGACTCGACGCCAGTTCTAATGGCAGACTTGACTGTCTCTGCTTGAAGAGCTTCTGCATGTGCATCAGCAGCTGCCTTCTCTTCTACGGCCTTAATTTCAGCTTGCTCAGCTGTTTTTTGCTCGGCTTGCTTCATCGCTATTTTAGCAGCAGTTTCCTCAGCTACTTTTTTAGCAAAAGCTTCCAAGTCAACGGGTTGTTGTGCCTGTTCAGACATTTGTATCTCCTTTTGGACTTGCGCCCCGTCACTATTAGTGAAAGTTTTTTTGAAATCTTCGTATTCAGACATCGAATCAAAAGATTTGGCTAGTGAAAAAGTAGCTGATTGATTGCACGGTACAGATACTACCGATACCTCAAATAGTTCAGCATCCTTTATTCTTAATCCGTCGGTTTCCTCTAAGTAATCAGCATCCTTGACTCGGAAACCTACGGAAAAGGCCCCAAGAACACCGTCTTTAACTAGTTCAGCTACATCCTTTGCTGCTTTGCTAATCTTTGCTTCCATCTCTAAACCATTAGGTCCGGCCTTTAATCCTGTGGCCCTACCTATAGGTCTATTGTAATCATGATTAAAAAGAATTATAGGATTCTTTTCAAAGTTCTTCAATCCACCTTTAGTCCATGCATCCGCAGATATAGAATCACCCGCGCGATCAAAGTCTGCTGTACTTGCCATACCCCTGATCATGATACTCCCATCTTCTGAGGCTTGGGACTTAAAAGTAGAGGTAAGATTAAATATCTTTTCCATCTTTCCTCTCACTTACCGCTATCTTAGCGGGCTTTGCCTTTACTACAGGCGGTTCTGGAACTCTGTTTATTATTTCCCACAATTCTTTTTGTTCTTTCTCGAGCATCATTAACATTAATGTCCAAGAACCTAAAATTCGGTCTACTTCTTTAACAGTTAAAAACTTAGGTCTTTCTTTAAGTTTTGAGTATTCTGATCTAGCAGGAATTCTTCCTAGCTCTGCAAAATACATTCCTATCTCTTTTAGCATACGTAATTTTCGTGATCTACTCGCTGCCATCTTCTTCCCCTTCTGGTTCTGGTGGTCTTCCCCCTTCCTCGGGGTTTACTGCACTTCCTGCTATATTTGCAGGAACTCGTATATCTTCTGTTCCTTCGATTTCCGGAAAGCCTAGCTTTACCCTGGCTTCTGCGGGAGTAATTATTCCTCCATTTACTAATGAAGTATAATAAGCCGAAGCATCTCGTAGTTCTGGCTGTAAGGCAGGGATATTTGTTATATCTTCTTTTATCTCAAAGCCAAAAAATCTACTGCAACCAAAGTTCATTTTTCTTACAATTGGAAGTATTGTCTCTAAATAATACAAACGCATATTAGGACGTATGTTAGCATTATTCCCTGAGTCCAACATTATAGGAGGTACTCCAATTGCTTTTAGTATAATCTTTTCGTTCTCAGTAATTGCAGCTTGAAAATCTAATTCTTTAAAGTTAACATTAGATATCTTATCAACTTCAATACCTCCATCTAGAATTAAGGGTCTTCTTCCTCCCGCATCTGGCCTGTATCTTGCTTGCCAAGACTGTAGCATTCTATCTTTAATTTTGTCAGATAAAGTATTAGGAGACTTAAGAACTAATCCCGGCACTGCGCCGTTCTGAAAGAAGTTATCTTGAAAAGCTCGCATATAAGACATAATCTGCATAGTACGTACGGCAGGTTTTAATCTAGAGACGCCTCTATAGATATCATGAAAAGAATTTTCTTTAATATGAATAATCTCATTAGGGCTGTAATCAACATCGTTATAGGTATACTTTTCTATATATGTTTTTGAGTCTCCATGGATTGTGACTGTATCTGCTGGTACATGATAAAGATGAACTCCATCATAGTATATAAATATGTTTCCATCCAACAAATAGTCTGTGATGCAGTTCCTTTTAAACGTGTTTATATCCTGAAAAGGGTTTGGTTCTATATTTAATAAGGTCTCAACTTTACTTCTTTTAATGTTACGAATTACACCTTTTCTAGACACTCTATCTACTATTGCAGGTATCTCTGCACAATCATCTACTACCATGTTTACAGCACGGTTTACAACTTCTAAGTTTTCATAATAAGTTTCATACTTGTCAGTAAACTCTCTGGAGGTCTGTGTTCCTGCGCCGAGGTACTGCTGAACAGGATTTAACTTTTCCTGAACCTCGGGTTGTGCAAAGAATCGATCATACCATGCCATGTTTTTCTCTCTGAATCTCTACCCATCTCATTTGCTTTTTAGCTGTAGTAAGTGCTGGGTCTTTACCGTAAACTGAATGTAGTTTTAAGTGATGCATATGACATAAGGTAGTTGTGTGTTCATATAACTCTGGTTGATGTTCTTCTATAAAGTCATCTCTCAAAGCTTGTATATATTCTGGGTTGTGGTTATTTTCTTTTATCCACTTTTTTAATAAAGGAGTTAAGCTATAGAAATGATGAAAATCAAGAGGAGCTTTTGCACCACAAATCCTGCATTCTTTTGCTTTCTCATAACGGGCTTTTGCCTTGTCCCGAACATACTTTACTATATCTCTTTTTAGCTTAGGCATTTTGGTTCGCTGCTTTCATTAATAGAAGAATTATATCCTCTTTAAGGTATATTGTCAAATACTATTTTTGGCTTGGTATCATTAAAACGAGATATTAGAAGTTATAAATGAATATAGTGCGTACCTCATTGCATCTGCCATATGTGAAGATCTATCATGCTTTGGCTTTTCTCGTACTAAGTTAGGGTTAGGATCCCATTGATAGCTTTCTATTGAATACAAGCTTTCTTTACATCTTTGATCTATTAGTAGTTTTTCATTGTCGACAATACCTGCAACATGCCCTATCCCATCTAACAATGACTTCTTTGCGTTTATAGTACTAATGTCATAGTTCTGTGCTAAATCAAATCGAGTCTGCTGAGCTGCGGAGTCAATATAAATATAATCAATATCCCACTTATCTATAAGTGTTTGGATTTCTTTGGCGTGCTGTTCGGTAGTGCGCTCTGCATTCATATACTCATCTACTAGATAAAACTTTTCATTATCCCAATCATATGCAATTACACAAAATGCAGTAGGATCTTTATAGCCTACGTCCAGCCCTGCAAATACATCAAACTTACTAACATCAAGTTCGCTAAAATCAGCAACACAGGTTTCAAAATCAAAGTTCCAAACCTGTCCTTCATATGTATTAAAATCTGCTTCATACTCTTGCCTAAATTCTGCGTCGGACATAGACTTTCGTGCTTCAGATATATCGCTTTCGCTCATTCGTGGGTTATCACGATAAGTAGCTTTTATAGAACACCACTCTGCAAACTCATCAGAGTATCCCCGATTCCAAAATTGTGAAAACCAATTGTTTCTACCTCGGGGAGTAGAAATAAAAATCGCTTTAGAATTTTCTTTATCTAGAGTGGGTCGTAGTGCTACGTTAAAAGCATCTCTACCATCAGCCAAAGCGGCTTCATCGAAGATAATAAGATCATAACTCCTACCAACACAAGAATCCACTTGATTAACAGAGCCCATTCTAATAGTAGATCCGTTAGATAGTTCAATAACTTTGTCTTTAGCATTATCCTTTGTAACCTCTAATTCAAAGTGTTTTATCAGATTTCTCTGAAGGTCAAAAGAAATCTGAGACAACGCGTAGTTAGGAGACATAATAAGAATGTTGGAGCCAGGTACTAATGATACTATCTGTCCAACGATGTTAGCTATGTAAGTTTTGCCTTGCCTTCGGGAGACTGCAGCGCAGACAAATCGATACTTAGGGCTATTAACTGCGTTAATAATTGCTACCTGGGATGGTAGTGGAGTGACATTCAATAGATCCAAATACGGCTCTATTGGTAGCTTAAGAAAGCGTGTCTCAGATTGTAAGTCGAACAAGTAGTCGCCTGATATATCAGCACGACTTATTTCAATTGCCATTTTATTTTCTTGCCATGTAAGCCTGCGCACCAAAGTACATTCCTACTATAGACGCCTGCGATAAAAAGATCATATCACTCATTGAACTCCAAGTGTCTAATTTACTGTCTGGAATTATGAGTGACATCAGTGGGTATGCACACATTGCTAGTATTGCTATCCATGCCATTTGTTTTTGAGAATGTGCCTTTTCTTCCCGCAGCTCAAGTTCTACCATTTCGGAAGCTCTTGCAAGTTCAGCATCAGTCACTATCCCATCTCCATCTAAGTCATATTGTGCAAATTTACTTTTTATTTCTAATTTCTTACTCATTTATTTCTCTGTAGCGAGCTCAAGAATAGCTTTGTTCCATTCAAGATCTATAAGCTCTGCATCTTTTTCAACTACGGTGGGGGTGCACTTTGCCGATTTTACGGGGCTAAAGTTATTATAACTACGAGTTAGTTCTTGGGCTTGATATCTACACTGTTCCAAAAACTTGTAAGTGAGCACAGGCGCATTTTCCCCTGATGCTAATATTACTATCAGCGCATATGCCCACATTATTCATTAGTTCGCTTTCAGCATAATCTCTATTAGCTGCTGAAGCTTTGCATCGGACTCTTTTGCAGTCTCAGCTTGGTCAGACAAAGAAGATACAATAGCCTCGATTTTAGCTTGATTCACTTTTGTTAACTCTCCGTTTTCTCCAATCTTTTCTGCAGCTTCCGTTACTACACGCTCAATACGCGTTACTTCGGCTTCTGTAGCATCGGCACGAGCATTTGCTGCGCCCCATGCTACCGCAATAGACAGTATACCTGCTACTACTGGGAGTGCCCAGGTAGGTACGCTTATTGTTCCTTCACTCATTATATTCTCCTACCATTTTACCTTGTCCGCCCAATATGCTGCCGACATTTTACCTTTTGCTATATTTTTTGCATGACGCGCTTTAAAACTACGTCGCTTTGCTTTCATTGCTGCAGACTCACCTGCCTTAGGCTTCCCTGCCGTCTTCGCTCCTTTCTGCCCAAAGCGAATAGTCTTAATTTTTGTTCCTACCTTGGCTACTACAATGTGGCTCTTTTTTGCATGGCCGGGAGTACGTTTTGGCTTATTATAGCCTTTTACTTTTGCTCTAGTAAGTCTTGAGTCTTTTTTCTTTGCTTTACGTTTTGCGGGCATTATTATGTCCCCTTAACAAGACGAGTAATTTTACTTACTATCATCTTGATAGCCGTAAAGTGTGCCCAGCCATATCCGTAAAAACCGTGAAAAGTATGATTTTTCTCAATCTCTGCTTTACCACCAAAC